GAATGATTACAATACTATTAAAAGTAATGTCCATCAAAAAATGACGTATAACTGATGAAAGTAGCTATTATTACAGATCAGCATTTTGGCGTTAAAAAAGGAAGTAAAATTTACCATGATTACTTCCAAAAATTTTACAATGAAGTGTTTTTTCCAACACTAGAAAAAGAAAACATCTCTATGGTTTTTGATCTTGGAGATACTTTTGATAGTCGTAAAGTAATTGATTTATGGAGCCTTGATTGGGCAAAGAAAAATTATTACGATAGATTGGAAAAGATGAAAGTTCATGTCTGGACTGTCATTGGTAATCATACCGCTTATTATAAAAATACCAATCAATTCAATACAGCAGATATTCTTCTAAACAAATATGATAACGTAACTAAGATTCATGAACCAACTGAACTTGTAGTTGGTGATCTTCAAATTCTTTTTATTCCTTGGATTAACGAAGAAAATGAAAGTCTCACAATGAGAATGATTGAGAGTACCAAAGCAAAAGTAGCGATGGGACATTTAGAGTTAAGTGGGTTTTCCATGTATCGTGGAATGGTTCAAGACACTGGGCTAGATCCTCAAATCTTCTCTAAATTTAAAAGAGTTTTTTCTGGGCACTATCATACAAGATCTAATAACGGAAAAATCTTTTACCTGGGAAATCCCTATCAAATGTATTGGAATGATTGTGATGACAATCGAGGATTTCACATCTTTGATACTGAAACTTTAAAGTTAACTACAATCAATAATCCATTTGAACTTTTCAAGAAGATTAATTACAGCGATACAAATCATCAGCTGTATGACTTCAGAGAATGTGCAAATAAATATGTTAAGTTAATTGTTGACAAGAAAACAAATCAAGCCAAATACAATCATTTTCTTGATAAGTTGCTTGCGTCTGATTGTCACGAAGTTAAAGTAATTGAAAATTTTTCAGTCAACGATGTTGATGATGTAGACCTTACTCAAATTGAAGATACTATTTCAATTCTAAACAAATATGTTGAGGATTCTGATATCTCTCTAAACAAAAAAACAATAATGCACCACATAGAGGAAATTTATAGAGAAGCATGTGAGGTAGGATAATGTATGTCATAGCTTTAAAAGACAATGTTAGTGAAGGTCTCTATGCAGTGGAAAATGAATTCGGGCAAAAAGTTCTTTATTTATTTTCTGATGAAGATGATGCCGAAAGATATGTTGGTCTTTTAGAAGCAAATGATTATCCAGAGTTGGAAGTCATCGAAGTAGAAGAGAAGAAGACTATAAAAATTTGCGAAGCAAACAATTACACTTATTTGATTATTGACTCTGACGATTTATTGATTCCCCCTGATTATCATGATTACATTCAAGACGATTAAATGGAAAAACTTTCTCAGCACAGGCAATCATTGGACTGAGATTAAGTTAAATGAATTTGAAAACACGTTGATTATTGGTACAAATGGTGCTGGTAAATCTACGGTTCTTGATGCTTTAACATTTGGTCTTTTTAATAAACCATTCCGAAAGATTAATAAACCGCAGCTAATCAATTCTCAAAATGATAAGGATTGCTTAGTAGAGATTGAATTTAATATCGCTAACAATGAATATAAAGTTGTTAGAGGCATGAAGCCAACGGTATTTGAAATTTATAAAAACACTGAAAAGCTTCCTCAGAATGCAGACTCTAAAGACGATCAGAAACATTTAGAACAGAATATTTTAAAACTAAACTACAAGTCCTTTACTCAAATCGTTGTCCTGGGTTCTAGTAGTTTTGTACCCTTTATGCAACTTCCTGCTGCAGGGCGTAGAGAAGTTATTGAAGATCTTCTTGACATCAAAATATTTTCATCGATGAATGATGTTATTAAGACTAAGTTAAAAACAACTAAAGATCAAATTAAAATTTTAGAACTTAAAGAAGATTCCATGGAAGAAAAAATTTCCATGCAACAATCTTTTATCACACAACTTCAAGAACTTGGTCAAAAAGATATTGATGATAAGATGATCAAGATCAACGATGTTCTTAGTCAGGAAGAAGTTACAGTTGCTGATAATAAAATTACTCAAGAAAAATTAAATTCTATAACACAAGACCTGGAAAACTTTTCTAATCCTACAGAGAAGCTTCGTAAGCTTGGAAACTTAAAGGGGAAACTTTCTCAAAAAGTATCAATCATTACAAACGAGCACAAGTTTTTTACAGAGAATACGGTTTGCCCAACTTGTACTCAAGATATTGATGAAAGATTTCGCCTAGATAGAATTGCAAACGCTCAAAATAAAGCGAAGGAGTTGCGAACAGGCTATGAAGACCTGGAGAAAGCAATTAAAGAGGAAGAGGAAAGAGAGCGTTTATTTATTGCCCTTTCTAAAGAGGTAACATCTTTAACGCATGAAATTTCTCACAACAATACTAAAATCTCTGGATACCAACAACAAGTTCGAGAATTACAATCTGAAATTCAAAAGACTACCGAACAACTTGAAAATCAAAATATTGAACATGACAAGTTAGAATCATATCAGAGATCTTTGGGTGAGATTCAAAATAATCTTTCCAAACAAAAAGACTCCTTAAGTTACTACGACTTCATTTATCTTCTTCTTAAAGACGGTGGGGTAAAGACTAAGATCATTAAACATTATCTGCCACTAATTAATCAACAGGTTAATAAGTATCTGCAGATGCTTGACTTCTACATTAATTTTAGTCTTGATGAAGAATTCAATGAAAAAATTAAATCACCAATTCACGAAAACTTTTCGTATTCCTCTTTCAGTGAAGGAGAAAAAATGAGAATAGATCTGGCTCTTCTTTTCACTTGGAGAGAAGTAGCCAGACTTAAAAACTCGGTTAACACTAATCTATTAATTATGGATGAAGTGTTTGATAGTTCTCTTGATGGATTTGGTACTGATGAGTTCTTGAAAATTATTCGTTACGTTATTAAAGATGCTAATATTTTTGTTATTTCTCACAAAGCAGAATTGCATGATAAATTTACGAACGTAATAAAATTTGATAAAGTAAAAGGCTTTAGCCGCCTAGTCTAAATAATTTAAATTATAGTATTCCTATATGCTGTCTACACAATACAGACTTCGTTTAGAAGCAATTTGTAATAAAATCGTTGAAGACGAAGAGGTAAGTTTAGAAGACATGATCTGGGCAGAGAAGTTAGCAAAATCAAATAGAAGTGCAGCAACGATTCTTAGACAAGCACGTAGAAAGGCATCAAATCCAGAGATGCGGGAGGGAGATATGGATGATTTTTTGAACCAACTTGATATTGGTGAGATTGGACACGAATCTAAAGGAATCTCTGGATTTGGTAGTGTTGATGATATAGTGGAATGGTTTACTCAAGACAAACCAGAAGACTGGAGACAACATGACTAACACTCCAAACTGGCAACATCACTCTCGCAAGGAGCAGAAGCGCCATCTCAAACCTCAAGCTATGCGTCAAGCAAAGGCGCGAGCTAAAAACTTAATAGGACGGTTGAAAAACTGTCACAAGGGCTCACCGAAAGGTGGGTCTTTTTCGTATTATAGGTTTAGTTCAAACAAATCTCCATGGCTGTCAACTACGAAATCAAAGGTCAGCTTGCTCGTCTGCTCGCTACTGAAGACCTCATTGTAGAGCACAAGAAGGTCTCTACAGCGTGTTTTAACGTCCATACTCGTGTTTTGACCTTACCGCTCTGGGAACGGGCTTCTAACGCCGTATACGACATGCTGGTGGCGCATGAGGTTGGACACGCTTTGTACACTCCAGATGAAGATTGGACAAAGGTTGCCAAGATTCCTCCTTCGTATGTGAACATTGTGGAAGATGCTCGCATCGAGAAACTGATGAAGCGCCGTTATGGTGGTCTTTCTAAGACTATGTTTAATGGTTACAAAGAACTTCAGTCTGAGGATTTTTTTGGTATTGGGGAAGAAGATCATAATACTTATAGTTTGCCTGACCGTGTAAACCTTCACTTCAAAGTGGGTAATTTTATTGATGTAAATTTTATCGAACGTGAAAAAAACTTGCTTAATCTTATTGAGACCTGTGAAACTTTTGCTGATGTTCTTGTTGCAGCAGAAGAAATGTACAAGCTTTTCCAAATGGAAAATGAAGAGGATATTGAAACTTCTATTTCTTTGACTGAGAAGGGTGAAGAAGCTGGTGATCAGCAGCAGCAGATTGAACTTGTTGAATCCGAAGAAAAGGGTGAGTCTGAAAACAAAAGCGAAATCAAAGATTCAGAATCTTCTGATAAAGTAAAAGAAACTCAAGCCAGTGACGTTGGTGGTGAGCATAATGCACCAGAAATCAAAACTGATCAACGTCTTCGTGAGGCTATTGAAGAACTCACCAACAACAGCACTTGGGCAGATGAAAATGTTTATACCGAACTTCCTACTCTTGATCTTAAAACTATCATTGCACCAAATCAAGATGTTCATGATGTACTTCAGAAACATTGGAAAAAGCAAGAAGAACAATTTATTGAAAACGGATATACTAAATTCCAAGACGCATTTAAGTTTGTTGATCGGGATTATGTAGAATTTAAAAAGTCTGCACAGAAAGAAGTTAACTATCTGGTCAAAGAGTTTGAGTGTCGCAAGGCAGCAGATTCTTATGCTCGTGCTTCTACTGCTCGCACTGGTGTTCTTGATTGTACCAAGCTTCACACCTACAAATTTAATGAAGATCTTTTCAAAAAAGTTACTACGCTTGCTGATGGCAAAAGTCATGGACTGATCTTTATTCTCGATTGGTCTGGTTCGATGGACAAAGTTCTTGAAGATACAATCAAGCAACTTTACAATTTGATTTGGTTCTGTAAAAAAGTTTCTATTCCTTTTGAGGTTTATGCCTTCACAAACGAATGGCGTTGTGTAACTTATGATGAGTTTTCTCGTCCTGTAGTTCCCAAACCACATCATGAAAAGAAAGAAGGTAATCTTTTTATTCAACCAGATTTTGCCTTGATGAATTTGTTTACTAGCAAGACTAAAAATTTGGAACTGGATACTCAAATGCTTGCTATCTTTCGTGTTGTTCGACAGCTTGGTAATCGTTATTGGAATAATACTTATGCTGTTCCTAGTCGTTTGTGTCTTTCTGGAACTCCTTTAAACGAATCTTTGATTGCTCTTAATCAAATTATTCCTGAGTTTCAAAAACAAAATAAAGTTCAAAAAGTTCACACACTTATTCTCACTGATGGAGAAGCTTGTCCTTTGAACTACTGTGTTTCTGTTACTCGCAAAGAAGAACCCTATATGGGGATTCGTCAATTCCATCCCAACAAGTGTTTCCTTCGTGATCGTAAAACTGGTAATGTTTATGCTGGAGATGAAGAACTTGATACTTACACTCAGTTTACGGATATGCTTATTCGCTATCTTCGCAATCATTATCCAGATGTGAGTTTTATCGGTATGCGTCTTCTTGCTTCTGGTGAAGCGCAATCATTCATGCGACGCTATCACCGCCACAACCAATCTGAATTTGATAAACTTCAAGCAGATTGGAAAAAGCAAAAAACCTTCTCTATTCGTACTAAAGGTTACCACGTTTATTTTGGAATTTCTTCTAATTCTCTATCTAATGATGTTGAATTTAAAGTTAGTGACAATGCATCGAAAGTTGAAATTCGCAATGCTTTCAAAAAATATATGAGTTCTAAAAAACTGAATAAGAAAGTTCTTAACGAGTTTGTTCAACTTATTGCTTGAGGGGCTATT